GAGCGTACCGCTCTTCAGCCTTCAACGTTTTACCCGTCCCATAACATATAGCTATATGCAGGGTACATTCCCCGGGATAGCCGCCCGAATTCCCGTATTGCTCGGGAATATCCAGGAACAATGCCACGAGCGGGTATTTCTCATACCTTAATTCTGGGCTTTGCTCATACTGCTTCATCGTTTCGATGATTTCCCGCAAGTGGCCATACTGGAAATTGATGGCTACGATGCTGGATTCAGTAGCGGCAGGGTTCGTTATCTGCTGTATGGCCAGTTCCGACGCTTGTATATCCGCTAAAATGGTATCAGACATCGCTTGCACGATATCTGCCATTATTTTCGGTATCGGCCTTGGATAGCTCATATCAGTGATAAACGTTTTGGGCATTCAGCCTGGTCAATGTCGAAGTCTTCGTAAACAAGATTGCCGTCTTCATCCTTCTTATTCAAAAGGAAATCATGCAATACAGTTGTTAGCGTAACCATTTCATTCCATGCACGGAACATCTTAATGTTTGGCGTTGCATTGCTGGCATTGTCAGCCTTACCTTCTTTTTCTCCAGTGCCGGCAGTAAACGTTACATTATCGCGCATGTGCCAGTAGTAGATATAGTTGGCTATTGGGCTTTGCTTTATCGAATTCGTAAAACCCTTCCACTTCTTGGTGTGGCCGCACTCATTGATGTATTCGACCCCATCTCGGAGGTCTATCCACTTTTGAGCGGGCTCTTCTACGGCCAAACCAGCGGCAAACTCCGTAGCAAAGGCATAACCCAGCGCCTTTTCGAGGTATTCAGGCTCTCTCTTATTGATGAATACGGCAAGGCTCTGCTGTACAGCTGGTTGACTGAGTTGGGCTATGTTAATTTCGCCTATGAAATATGTCTTGTCGATCAGTGTCATTAATTATTCAGGTTTTTGTCCTTTGCCCTTTCCTTTAGAGGATGTGGGCGAACTTTCTGTGCCTGGAGCTTCAGCAGTAGCCTTACCAGATGCCAACAGCGCCTTTGCCTGTTCTGGATGAACACATATTTCAGCACCTTCTCTATAGTGAGGTGCAGCCAAAGCGGTAGCATATACTGTTTGGCGGTCTTTGAACTTAATTTTCTTATCCGACATTTTTAGTTATTTATGAATTAAAAAATGATTTTTGTTATAGATTGCCATTATTCGGGGTCACCAACGGCTGCAATAGCTGCTTTTACCGTTGCCAAAGACTCGTAGCAGAAAGCACCTACTTCAATAGCAGACATGAAATGTCCGAGTTCTATTTCCGCGAGGATAGTCCTACGGTTTTTGGTGAAGTCATCAGCATCAAGACCGATATCCAGCATAACATCTTCAACTATGAAGCCGTTAGCTTTCATAAAGTCACCTACCAGCGCATAACCGATCGCTATTTTCCTGTTAGGAACCACGCGCATGTTATCAACGTAAGTACCATTGGTAGTGGTGAAAGGAGGCATAACATAATTTCCGTTTTTATCCTTTACCAGTTTCATTTTACGGATGTCTACCGGATTAAGCATTGCAGTAGTAGGTGTATATAGCATCTGGTCAATCTGACCCGCCATGCAAACCAACGCATCTACTGTTTGAGGTTCTTCTACGCTATCATTGAACGCCGTGGTAGTGAAGCCGGGAGCGTAAGAAACTATGCCAGTCAATGCACCATCAGCGCCATCACCGTTAATCAAACCATCCTCTACCTTATTCAGGATGAGGTAACGAAGGCGGGTGTTGATACGATTAGCAAGAAACTTAATGTTACGGAGCGCCTGGGTTGTAACCTTGATGAAAGCAGTAATTTTGCTTGAAGTAGCAGTTTCGTTGTTGTACTTCCAAGCAACCTGCGATTTCAGTTCACCTTCCGATGTATAATCAGCATCACCTTCAACCGGCAACTCGTTAACCCATGTTACTGAAGGGCTATCGCTTGTAGTCATGTTGATCAACTGCATTACATTCAGCGTTTCTTCAGGTGTTTCCCTTACTCCTGGCATAACTGTAGGCATTGGTAGGTAACTGTTAGGTGCAGATGTTACATAACTGGTAGTTAACAGGGAATCAGCTGCCTTCAGGTTAATTTTAAAACCATGCTGTGATTTTTCCAGCTTCTCCAGGTCACTCTTATGCTGCATCAGAGCTGCTGTTATCTTGCCATGGAAGGATTGCTCCTTTTCAACGGTAGGTACACCGCCATCTTTCAGTTTAGCAAGCTCTTCGCCCTGCTTTTTAACTGATTCTACGAGTTCGTTAAAGGATTTCATTTGCTCATCGTTGAGGCCTTTGCCGTGCTTTTCCTCGAATTTTCCAAGCTCTGTTTCCAGTGCCTTTTTGTCGAGTTTGCCCTCTGAAATACCCTTAAGCACTTCATCGATGCTATCAACGAAAGATTTAGTGGCAGGGTCGAGATTCTCATAGGCTGTTTTTTCTTCGTCTTTGTCATCCTTACCTTTCACGGTGATTTTTTTGGCCTTCAACGTAGCACCAAGCCCGAGAAAGGCATAGGACGTTTCAAGAGTTATCACTGACTTATTCGGCCCCCATGACCGTAAGTGTACGTTAGCCATCAGTAGCATTATTGTTACGAGGCTCATAAATGCCAGGGTACGTTTCATTCTCCCTGTAATCAAATGATTGATCTTTTTCATTGTTTTTTCTTAGTTTTTAAAAAGCGTGATTAATGGAACCGAAATTGATAACTGATAAACATGTCTTCGTGTCATGGTCGGTGCGGCCCTTAATTAGAGTGTCCTTAGGTGACGGCGCAAGAGTGAATATTTCGTTAACGAATTGCTTAAGTTGTACGAGCTGCATTTCAAATGACTGTAAAGCATCATCGCTTTGAGTGCCTGACTTCAGCTGCTTTTCCAGCAAGCCGATACGGTCATTGATTTTTAATGCAAGCGCTTCTTTGTTTTGGGATTTCACTCCCAGGTATGGCGTAAGGCTATTTTCGCCAAAGGCCACTGTACTACCCTCATAGAGTTTTACCTCTTTACAGACGTACATATATCCTACCTTTTCAGCGTCTGAAGGGTTAAGTAGCATATTCAGGTACATAACCCAATCTTTGCTTTCTGCATCTATGTATTCGATATCCAGGTACTGGAAGCCAATACTATGGTTATCGTATATTTTCTCCTGGTAGTTAATAAGAGTGTCATTACCAAGAGTTGTATTAGCCATTTTGGTTTCGAAGTATATACCGGTAATTCCGTTCAGTGTTTTTTCCTGCAACACCTGTATTTTACCGGGTAATTTTGTCCAGTTGTGGTCAACCAGATGCTTGATTTTCTGAACAGATGTGCTGTCAGGACCACGGTCAGCGATAGATTTGGCAGCACATCCCATCAATAACACATCACGACCGCCATCGAAGTAGTTATAGCTGTTGTAGAAGCCCGTAACAATGCGCTTAGTCATATCCACGTCTTGGATATTGGCAGTTGCAGTCTTTACCACGTAGGGTATCGACTTTTTGAGATTTACATCCTTTGTATGTTCCATAACTACTTTTTTTGGTCGTTATTTGAGTTGTTGGTAGCACGTATTTTGAGCAATGGAAGTATAATAGCCAGTTCTTGTTCGGTCATTTCCGCTGTACGTTTGTCAAAGAGCGCATTTCCTTTAACTGGCTGACGTCCCGTAGCTGCAATCCAGTCGTTGAGCGTGATTATGCCAGTCGTGAACTGGATGAGCATGGTTTCGTTCTCCACTTTGCTTGTTTCTGCCTTCTCCTTTCTGTTAACCTGAAGAACTTCAATGTGATCATGGCAAGCATGGAGGTAATAACCAGCTTCGCGGAGCTTCAGAAAGTTTGTAAGCGCTTCAGCGCGGCTCTTTGCAAGAGGTATAGCCACGTTTTGGTACAACGCACGTTCCGCAATCTTCTGATTTTCAAAAGTTGCACCTTTGGGCGTAGGCATTAAGTCTTGGGGAACATTCAGGGCGCCGTATATAGCGGCTGCATCAGCATACGTCTCATCAAAGGGCAACAGTTCCGAAATGGACATTGCAATCTGTATCCATTTCATGGGAATACCAGTGATACCTATGGGCGTTTTATTATCCCCGACGATGCCATGATCATTGAGATAATCAGCAATAACCTCTTTTTTCTCATCAGGTGTAAGTGCGATCGTACCTCCTTGGTCTTTTAGCTCGCTTACAAGCAATCCAAGAGCGCCACGATTCAGATATATGGCGCCACGAGCCTCATATACAGCCATCAGGTTTGCCATTGCCTTTTGAGCCGATAACAACGGGCTTTTACCGTTTATTTTGTTATCATTCCTATCCAGGCTCATGAACTGATTGAACAGTATTTTTTGTGGCGGTATATCTGGAGTGCCATCAGCGAGACGATATCCCTTGATTATATCGTCTATTTTTGTAGCTGTAAAGAATTTAATACGCGGCTCATGTAGTACTTCAACCATATAGGCCCATAAATTCCACATGGCACTTACATTCTTATAGTTGAATGCAAGTGTATCTGCGACATTTGCATATATGAAGTTCTTTCCATTCACATATTGCCATACTACAGACTCATATATAAACTCCTGCCAGTTTTGCAGGGGATTTGGCTGTTGAAGGATCCTGTTTACATAAGTATTGTCCTTTACCGGAGAATCATCACTTACCTTACGCAGCTCATACTTGGCATTTGCTACCCTTGTGGCTATCGCGTGAATAGGAGCATACACTTCAGCAATAGAGCCAAACAGCTCTACGAGGTTCTGATCTGTATAATCGCAGTTGAGCGCTTTAAAGAATTTCTCAAGGTCGGTCTTGTTAAGAGAATAGTAGGTTTTACCTCCTGACTGGAAGCTCAAAGGCAATTGCCTGAAGGCTTTTTTGCCTGCAATAACTGATGCAATCTTAATACGGAGGGTGTCAAACACATGACAAAAATCCCACGCACATTTGCCCTATGCAAAAAGTTATATTTTACCGCTACCAAAGATGCTTGAATTGCTTGCCGAAGAACTCAGCCATACCAGTACAGCTATCAGGAGCATCATCATGAGCATTCTTGCTGTTATCCACTCTCATGTAGGACGTGAGGTTATTAAAGAACTTCTTATACTCCGGCAACTTCTCCCAATCGC